TGGGCCAATACATTTAAAGAGTTTAAGACTTTAGACAACAAGCGCCAGCATGAAATACGGATTACTGAAATATGGCAAACACTTAGCGCAAACCGCAGAAAGGGAAGTTTATGAAACGCAGCATGGAAGAGATTGTTGATTACCTTGAGGAAATTAACGAGCATGAAATTATTGAATTTATTAAATATCAATATAAAGAAATTGAGCAATATCGGAATGAAACCAATTACTGGTTCAACAAGTGGAACGACTGCTTTCAAGGCAGCGTTAAATATTTAGAAGCACAACTTTTTGGAGGAACTACAAAATGAAAGATTACTCATTACCTTACATAGTTTTAAACAGCTTGCTTAAAAAATACCATGACATGATGCTAAAAAACAACAGCGATCGAGCCTATGAAATAGCAACCGACATGGTAGAGATGGCCCTATTACTGCAAGACTTTGCTGGCGAAAATGCGAATAAAAAAGTTTGATCAAGGGTTGCATGATCGATACGATCCTCCTGCCAGGGCTGCGGTTTCGGCTTGGTTAAACAATATTTGGGGTGTTGATGCGGTAGACAACCCTGATATATATGGAACGGATTTAGTTATATATCGAGCAGGCAAACATGTGGGCTATGTTGAGGTTGAGGTCCGCAGCTGGACACCCTATTGCCCTTTTAAAACTATCCATGTGCCAGGACGTAAAAAGCACATGTTAGAGGTGGAAAATACATTATTCTTTGCCTTAACGCATGACATGACCCATGCGTATTGGATCAAGGGCAGTAAAGTATTTTCCCATCCTCATGTAGAGCTAAAAGACGAGGAAAAGCATGAGTTTTATTATGACGTTCCATTAGAGCTTTTTAAATATGTTGATTTAACAGAAATTTTTTGATGACTAAAGCTGAGAAAGAACGTTTTCGAAAGATTGCAGATATAGGCTGCATATTGTGTTACATCCAAAACAATAAAGGAACAGCTTGTGAAATACACCACATACGCAGAGCAGGACAGCGAAAAACAGCGCCAACAATCGGACTCTGTCCAATACATCATCGATTCCATTTGGGAATTCACCACCTTGGACGTAGAGCTTGGGAATCTGCTCACTCAACGACAGAAGAGGATCTTCTTGAACTCACCAATAGGTTATTAAATGAGTAGAATAGTTTGCTGGTTTAGTTGTGGAGCTGCCAGCGCAGTAGCAACCAAAATAGCTTTATCAGAAAGCAAAGGTAAAGAAGTTGTTATTGCCTATACAGAGGTTAAAGAAGAGCATTCTGACAATAAAAGATTTTTAGCTGAATGCGAAGAATGGTTTGGTCAAAAAATTGAAATTTTAGGTAACGATAAATACAACAGATCAATTTATGGGGTATTTGAAAAAAACTTTATAAGAACTCCTAAAGGCGCACCTTGCACAAGAGAGTTAAAAAAGCGCATAAGACAACGTTTTGAGAAAGTGGATGATAGACAAGTGTTTGGCTATACAGCGGAAGAACAGGCTCGTTTGGACCGTTTTATAGATGCCAATAATGATGTAGATATTTGGACACCTTTAATTGATAGAGGTTTGGGTAAAGAAGACTGCTTGGCTATGTTAAAAAACGCTGGAATTGAATTACCAGCGATGTATAAATTGGGATATCACAACAACAATTGCATAGGTTGCGTAAAAGGTGGCATGGGTTATTGGAATAAGATAAAAATAGATTTTCCTGAACATTTTGATCGTATGGCCAAACTTGAAAGATTTAAAGGTCAAACAGTATTTAAAGACAGATACCTTGATGAATTAAAGCCTACTGATGGCAACTATCCCCAAGAACCAAATATAGAATGCAGCATTTTTTGCTACATGGCAGAAGAGGATTTAAAAAATGAGTAGCAATTTAATTATTCTTACAGGCCTTATATACGCTTATATTTGTATTGAGAGTTTCTTTAAAGGCGATCTTGGGCTTGGATGGATGTATTTTGGGTATTCAGTCGCAAATTACGGTGCTTACCTATTGTCTACAAAATAATGTAAAATGGTGCGGTGCAACATCAATATAGGAGAAAGCCATGTTTACATTTGACGAGCAATACAAAAAGTATGAAGAGTTGATTAATCGCACCAAACAGGCATACGATTTTTGGTATAACTGCCTTGTTTCGACTTGGAAAGACTTTTACAAGTAATTACAACTCAAGCGGATCAAAGCCAAGAGATTGACCAACGGTCATCTTGCGTCTTTTAAAGGTGGCATCATGAAGTGTCCATTTGCCTGATTTATGCCTAGAGCAATGAATCATTTCATGCGCCATCGATCTGACAATCGTGTCATACCAGCCACAACGAGCCTTTGAAATACAAAAAATATGCGGCCTTGATAACGATTCATCGAACTCGTAGGTTGCCATTACCTGGTGATCATCCACTATTTCAAAGCGGCACATCTCGCTAGGTGGTAGATCCCACTTTGTAAACGGTTCGCATTTAGCAAGCGTTAAATAGATGCATTCAAGAATTTTAGGGGTGATCTTCATACCTTATGTATCTTTCCTCGAAACTCTACCTCGTCCTCTCCCCAAACCCTAATCATTTCAGGCTGTAACAGTCTAGAGCGGTCAAAAGATAGCATTACAAAGCCACTATTCCAATCTTTAGGGGTATCTTCAGTATAAGCAAACTGTTGCCCATGTAAATCGGCAAGCGTTCCTGTCTGAACTCCCCACCGAGTTCCATTAAAATCCCCAACTGGCATACAAGACAGATGATGCGTATGGCCTGTAATCATATTGACACCGCTATTAAGTGCGTTGGCCCTTCCTGCGCTAAAACCACCCTTCCAACGGTGTTTTATACAAGTATCCTCATTAACCCAAAAGGACCAGCAAGGCAGCCAGGCTGGGAAATGTTCTTTTAGGGTAGTGCCCACAACACCCTCAAAAGCTGGCAAATTTTCAATAATTCGCATTTCCCAGCGAGCATCATGATTACCCAAGGGCCAATACAGTTTTGCGCCTTTAGCTATTGCCTCTATTTCACCTAAATAGTATTGAACAGCCTCAAGTTCTTGTTTTACGGTTGGTAATTTAGACCAATCTTGCCTTGGAAACCTGCTAATTGAGGCCCCATCTAGTGCGTCTCCGTTACAGACAATAGCCGTTGGACGGAACTCTTTAATCATTTCTAGCAAGGCTTTAAAGGCTGTGGTGGTATCGTCAGGCCAAAAGTGAGCATCGCTAAACACTATTACTCTACCTTTGTCAATATCTAAACCCCTGCGAGTATTGCCTACAGTCTGCTCTGTTTTCTTATATTCGTTGAGTCTTTGGTCATTAAAGCTGGGTAATTTAATTTGAAGTCTTGTTTCTATGGAGCGCCTGCGGTTATAGACAGCCCTTTCAGACATTGCATGGATTTTGGCAAAAGTAAGTGGTGAACCAATCTTATTCCACTCGGTTATAAATTCATCATCTGATAAAATATATCCACCCATATAAGCCTCATTTATGATAAGTTATGAAATACTAACCTAAAATTAAAACAAATCAATGACTTATTACGCAAAACGCACTGATGCAAATCATAAAGAGATTGTTAATGCTTTTAAAGACTTAGGTTGCAGCATTTTTGATACATCAAGAATAGGCATGGGCTTTCCTGACGTTATTATTGGGAAGAACGGTAAAACGGTTTTAGTAGAAATAAAATCATCTGAAAAAGCCAAGTTCACAACCGCACAAGACCTTTTTATGATGAATTGGAAAGGCTCTACTGTTTGCAGGGTGCATGATTTGGAGGGTGTCAAAACTATTGTGAAAGTTCTTGACAATCACAATGGATAAGGCAAAATATTGAAACTAGAACTTTTCTAGTCTTTTTGATCAAAAGGAAATTAACATGGGTAAGATGGACGCAGAAGTATTTAAGTCTGGTGCAAGTGGCGAGAAAGTTCCTAAGGGTGCTTTGTCTAGCGACACAACTGGCGAGCGTAAAATGAAGATTACTGGCGGTGTTGGTATGGGTAAGGCTGATGCAATGGGTAGCCGTCCTCTAAGCCATGCTGGTAACTTTGAAGGTAAATTGGGCGAAATGAATGATGGCAATATGGGCGAGCGTGAGTGCTATTCCCATAAGCGCTATGAGCATGCCCAAGACGGCAAGTAAATAAAGGCGAAGGGCCTACAAGCACGTGAAACTTGTAAGCCCTTCTAACCACTTAGTAATCGGAGAACTAAATGGCTGGTATAGATTCTAAAGTTAGCTGTAAAGAATGTCGATATTATCGGAATGCCGATATTATGGGCCGTTGCCACCGCTTTCCTGAAGCTGTCAATAAAACTATGAATGATTGGTGCGGTGAGTGGAAGTCACTGATTCCGCCACCAGTTATTGAATATATGGTTCAAGATTTGGCCAATCAGCCAAACGGAGCAAGAGCCAAAATCTTAGAAGAAGCAGCAAAGGTTCAACCCAAGCCTAAAGGCAGACCTAAAAAGGTTGAAAATGCCATCTAACGCACATATAACTATCGAAGTTGACGATGATGGTTTTGTTGAGTTTATTTGTAAATCAAATGGACCTGACGAAGCCCACCGAGTCATGATAGAAGTTATGGATTTAATTGACCGTTTTAATGGTCACAATGCAATTAGTCCAACTGAAACGCATGGTGTGCAATGAAATTACAACCTTTAAACGATAAAATAGTAGTAAAGCCTGAAAAACGGCAGCTTAGTTCCATTATTTATGTTGAAAACAAGGAAGTTGACAACATGGGAACGGTTGTCGCTGTTGGTCTTGGCAAGAAAGTTAATGGACGCAGAGAGGCTATGCCTATTACTGTGGGAGCTTATGTTCGCTTTGGAACAATGAATGACAACGCTAAAGACGAATATTTAAAATATTTTGAGTATTTTGAAGATGGTGAGCGCTATCTCGTTATGAGTTGGCAGGACATTTGTTTTGAACAGGAGATTGCATAATGGAAGATATTGTTACAAATCAATCGCTATTAGAAAAAATAATGGCGCATTTTGGCTGGTATAAGGTTAAAAAAGTTGAGTTTGAGTTTGAGAGCTTGGATATTACTTATTCTTTTAACAGTAAAAAGCCTGAACCTACTTTTCCAGTAAAGCCAGCCCTTAAAAAGGCTACCACTAGAAAGCCAAAAAATGACAACTAAACCTGGCTTATATGCCAATATCCATAAAAAGCAAGAGCGGATCAAGCGTGAAAAGGCGGAAGGCAAGCCTGTGGAAAGAATGCGTAAGCCTGGCACTAAGGGCGCTCCTACTAAGCAAGCATTTATTGAATCAGCTAAGACTGCGAAAAAATAATGGCTACTAAAAAACATGACAAACCAATCCCTCATAAAACCACAGGGAAAGACAAAACATACAACCCAACCGAAAAAGGCGCTGGTATGACCGCTAAAGGTCGTGCTGAATACAACGCTAAAAACGGCAGTCATTTAAAGCCTCCTGCGCCAAATCCTAAATCAGAAAAGGACAAAGGCCGTAAGGCTTCTTTCTGTGCAAGGATGGAAGGTGTAGTTAAAAAAGCCAAAGGTCCAGCTGAAAGGGCCAAAGCATCACTTAAAAACTGGAACTGTTAATCATGCCACTCAAAAAATCCGCAAGCGAAAAAGCATTTAAAGAAAACATCAAAACCGAAGTAAAAGTTGGTGGTAAGCCTGTAAAGCAGGCAGTTGCCATTGCCTATGCCGTTAAACGTGAAGCAGCTAAGAAAGGAAAGAAAAAATGAACATTAAAGATTTAGAGATGGAATTTACCCACACCGCTGGCGAATTAGAATTGATTCTTGCTGGCCTGCGCAAGTTACCTATGGAATTGGTTCAAGAATTGCATACAAAAATTATTAACCTTGCAAATCAAAAGGTTGCAGATCATGTGGCAGCAAATGCACAAGCAACCCCTGAAACTCCTGCGGAAACACCTGAACAGTGAAAATTGAACAGCGCTCAATAGAGTCGTTAATTCCTTATATAAACAATAGCCGAAAGCACTCTGATGACCAGGTTGCTCAAATTGCAGCCAGCATTAGAGAGTTTGGCTGGACTAATCCCATATTGGTTGATGGCTCTAATGGCATTATTGCTGGGCATGGCCGTCTGCTTGCTGCTAGGAAGCTGTCTATGGATAAAGTTCCTGTTATTGAACTTGCCCATTTATCAGAAACTCAAAAAAAGGCTCTTATTATTGCTGACAATAAGTTAGCTTTAAACAGCGATTGGGATACAGAATTACTTACAATCGAGTTAAATGAGCTATTAGCAGATGATTTTGCGCTAGAGATACTGGGCTTTGATAAAGATGAATTAGACGCTTTATTGAATGTAATAGATCCAACAGAGGGATTAACAGATGAAGATGCTGTTCCTGATGCTCCGCTTACACCTAAATCGAAGATGGGCGATATATTTAGTCTTGGAAACCATCGTCTTATGTGCGGTGATTCAACTTCTATTGATAGCGTAGAAAAGCTGACAAACGGCTTAGTTGACATATTAGTTACCGATCCGCCATATAACGTGGCATACGAAGGCAAGACTAAAGACGCATTAACTATTCAAAACGACTCTATGGGAGACGAAGCGTTCCGCCAGTTCCTAAGAGATGCTTTTGTAGCGGCAGACGCTGTAATGAAGCCAGGCGCTGTGTTTTATATATGGCATGCTGATTCTGAGGGTTACAACTTTAGGGGTGCTTGTAAAGACGCTGGCTGGAAGGTCCGTCAATGCCTAATATGGCAAAAAGACACAATGGTTATGGGCCGTCAAGACTATCATTGGAAACATGAACCTTGTTTATACGGCTGGAAAGACGGTGCTGGGCATCTATGGGCCTCAGACCGTAAGCAAACCACCCTTATAGAGTGCAAGCGTCCAAAGCGTAACGATATCCACCCAACTATGAAGCCAGTAGAGCTTATGGAGTATCAAATACTGAATAACACCAAAGGACAGGATTTGGTGCTAGACTTATTTGGTGGCTCAGGGTCTACCCTAATTGCTGCTGAAAAAACAGGCAGAAAAGCGGCTTTGATGGAGCTAGATCCTAAGTATTGTGACGTCATTATCAAACGATGGCAGGAATTTACTGGAAAGCAGGCAATCCATATAGAATCAGGCCTAGAGTTCGATAAACTTTAAACATTTTCCGTTAATAAAAGATGCAAGAACATATTCCTACTGAAAAGACCAAAGTTCAGGTTCTGCAAGCCGCAGGGCTTGGGCTTCCGCATGAGCAGATTGGCGCTTTAATTGGTATATGCGACAAGACCTTACGCAAGCATTATGAAATAGAACTTGCGCTTGGTAAGGCTCAAGCGTCCGCTAAGGTGGCCAATTCTTTGTTTAATAAGGCTATAAAAGGCGATACAACGGCAGCTATTTGGTGGACCAAGGCTCAAATGGGCTGGGGTGAAACCAATACAACCAAGCTGGCCAACGCAGACGGTTCAAACATAACTGGCTTTGAGATCATCCTAACCGATACTGATGGAACAAGATCAGAGGCTTAACCAGGTTCTTGCTAAGGCAAGATTCCCTAAAAAGCTGGAAGTTCTATTTAATCCGAAGAACTGCCGTTACCGCATACTTTACGGAGGGCGAGGCGGATCAAAGTCTTGGAATATAGCCAGGGCTTTGCTTATAAAAGGTTTTAGAAGCCCACTGCGTATTCTTTGTGCTCGAGAGTTTCAAACGTCCATTAGGGATTCGGTTCATAAGCTATTGTGCGACCAAATAGAAAACCTAGAGTTAGGCTGGTATTACAACATTACGCAGAACTCTATCGTAGGCAAAAACGGCACAGAGTTTACCTTTGTTGGCATTAAAAACAACACCAACAACGTAAAATCTATCGAAGGAATTGATATTTGTTGGGTGGAGGAAGCGCAAAGCGTAAGTTCAAATTCCTGGAATGTATTAATACCAACAATCCGAAAGGAAGGCTCGGAAATATGGATTTCTTTTAATCCTGAGCTAGAAACAGATGAAACCTATAAACGCTTTATATTGAACCCACCGCAAGATTCTGTGGTGCAGAAAATAAACTGGTCCGATAACCCTTGGTTTCCTGAGGTGCTGGACTTAGAGCGCCAGGCCCTTAAAAATAGGGATATATCCGCTTATAACAACGTTTGGGAAGGTATCTGCCGCACCCAAATAGATGGCGCTGTATTTGGCAAAGAGATGGAAATAGCCGAGCTAGACGGCAGGATTACTAGAGTGCCTTACGATCCAATCAAGCCTGTCCATGCTGTGTTCGACCTTGGGTGGGCCGACTCAACTGCGGTGTGGTTCGTCCAATTTATAGGAATGGAAATTAGGGTTATTCGGTATATAGAAGACAACCAAAAAACCATAAGCCATTACCTAGCGCAAATGCAGACCTATGGCTATGTGTATGACACCTTATGGCTACCCCATGACGCTGCCGCTAAGAACTTAGGAACAGGCAAATCGATTGAGGAAATTGTGCGTTCTACTGGTTGGAAGGTGCAAATACTAGACCGAGTTCCTGTAGTTGATTCTATAAACGCAGCAAGAACAATATTTGCCAAATGCTATTTTGATAGGCAAAATTGCGAAGAAGGCTTACAATGCTTAAGACATTATCGCTATGACGTTGATCCTGAAACTGGCACATTCAGTCAGAAGCCAATTCATGACCAATATTCGCATGGCGCAGATGCATTTAGATATATTGGTTTGATGGTTAATGAGCCTAAAAAGCCTAAGCCACAACGACAAAATTATGCCCAAGTGGGCAGTTGGATGGGATAAATATGGCAGATTACGATAGCATCAACGACATGGAAAACGACTCAAGAATTGAGGAAGCTAAACAGTTCTTGCGCCTTTGCGGTGATGTAGATTCAAATAATCGAGCCGAAGCCTTAGATGATGTCCGTTTTGCTGCTGGTGATCAATGGCCTGTAGACGTTCAAAATAGCCGAGTTTTGGAAGCTAGACCTTGCTTAACTATTAACAAGGTAGACGCTTATATTCGTCAAATATGCAACCAACAGCGCCAGCAACGTCCAAGAATTAAAGTGCATGGCATGAATAACGAGACAGACGCTAAGTTAGCCGAGATTCTAACTGGTGTATGCCGTCATATAGAAACACAATCAAACGCTGATAATGCTTACGACGCAGCCTTTGAATATGCAGTAAAGATGGGTTGGGGATATTTTAGGGTTACTACTGATTATGTGTCAGACGATACATTCGAGCAGGAAATCTATATCCGTCCTATTGATAACCCTTTTACCGTATATTTTGATCCAAATTCCCAGCTGCCAGACGGTTCTGATGCTGAACGCTGCTTAATTACTACCGTATTAAGTAAACGAAACTTCAAGGTCCTTTACCCTTGGGCTGAGGTAGATCAAGGTTTCAGTAGCAGAGGCACTGGGGATACCAACAATGAATGGGTAATGAAAGAGGATATTCGGATTGCCGAGTATTTCTATACCGTAAAAGAGCCAGCCAAACTTTACTATTTATCCGATGGCACTAGCGTTTATGAGGACGAATACAAAAAGGTTAAAGACTTGCTAGAAGAAGCTGGTATCGAGGTATTAGACAAGCGAGACAGCTACAAAAAGAAAATCAAGTGGTGCAAGCTAACAGCCATGCAAATCCTGGAAGAAGGCGAGTGGGCTGGTAAATATATTCCTATTATTCCTGTATATGGCCAGCAAGTTATTGTGGATGCCAAACATAAGAAATTTGGCTTGGTTCGCTTTGCTAAAGATCCACAGCGGATGTATAACTATTGGGCTACCAGCTTAACCGAAACGGTAGCTTTAGCGCCAAAAGCCAAGTGGATTCTTGCTGAAGGTCAAGACGAAGGTCATGAGAATGAATGGGCTATGGCAAATATTAAAGCCAGCCCTTATTTGCGCTACAAGCAGACCGACACAGAAGGCCGTATGGCCCCTCCTCCTACAAGACAGGCCCCTGAGCAACCACCTACAGGAGTTATGGCTGCTTTGGGCGGTATGAACGCTGATTTGCAGGCTGTGGTGGGTATATATGATCCTAGCCAGCTACCGCAGGGCAACCAATCAGGTAAGGCTATCCAAGGTCAACAGCAACAAGTTGACATGGTTAATTACCACTACTATGACAATTTGACTCGTTCTATTGCATATTGTGGCCGTATTATTTTGGATTTAATTCCTAAAATTTACGATACAGAGCGAGTTTTACGCATTATTGGCGATGATGGCAAACCTGAACTTGTTACATTAAACCAACGGTCTGTGGACGAGCAAGGTGTAGAAAAGATTCTAAATGACGTATCTGTTGGCAAATATGACGTTGTCATGGATACAGGCCCAGGATACTCATCCAAGCGCCAAGAGGCTGTAGATGCCATGACCAGCCTATTTGCTGCCGATCCTAACCTCGTTCAGATAGCTGGTGACTTATTTGTGCGTAATATGGACTTCCCAGGCGCTGACGTTATTGCTGATCGTTTGGCTGCTATGAACCCAATGTCGCAAATTGACGATAAATCGCCTATTCCGCCACAAGTTCAGATGCAACTAAAACTCAATCAACAGCAACTCCAGCAAGCACAGCAAGCTATTCAGCAATTACAGCTTGATATTAAGCATGGCGCTACCGTTAAACAGCTGCAGGAAGAAGCTGAAACCAAGCGAGAGCTTATGCGTCAAACAGCTAAAGCGCATGATATTGAAATGCGAGACGTTACTAAGCAAACTGATACGGTTATTAATAACCAAACCAAGCTGGAAATTGAACAACTTAAAGCTAATTTGGCTTTAGTTTTGGCCCACTTAAATTTAAGAACAGAAAAGGCAGCAGAAGCCGAAGCAATAGAACGAGCAATTTAATTGTGTTTAATAAAATTTTGTGTTAAAAAGTAGCAATCTACCAATGGATTCATTGGGTTAATTCTTGGAGTATTCCATGTCAGAAGTGCAAGAGCGGTTGGCAACAAATGTAGTAACAAGTGAAAATTTAGTCGATTGGACCATGAATCGCTTAGGTTTAGCTACCGAGGAAGCGCCAGTTGAGGCTGAAGCAGTTGAGGAAACTCCTGAGTCAGAGCCGATTGTTGAAGCTGAAGGTGAGAGTGAACCAGCATCAGAACCTGAGACAAAAGTAACAGAGGAACGGAAACAAAATCCTAAACTCGAGAAAAGATTCTCTGAGCTTACTAAAGCTAGAAAAGAGGCAGAAGAGAAAGCTGCCAAAGCACTAGCCGACAAAGAGGCTTTAGAGGAGCGTTTAAGGCAATTTGAAACGGTATCGACACAACCTAAAGAAATCGATCCTGTAGGAGAAGAGCCAAAAGCGGAACAGTTTACCGATGCCATTGAGTATGCGAAAGCACTCGCAATGTGGTCAACTGAGAAGGCTTTGTATGAGCGAGACATGCAAGAGGCACAGCGTAAAGCTGCCGAAGAACAGGCTAAGATTGCAAAATCTTGGGCTGAAAAGGTAGAAAAAGCTAAACCAAACTTGCCTGACTTTGATGACTTGGTGACATCAAGTAACGTCCAGGTTTCTAATGAAATCAGAGACGCTATCTTGGAGTCCGATGTAGGCCCACAAATCCTATATGAATTAGCATCAAATACAGAATACGCTCAAAAGGTGGCAGAGATGCCATTAATCAAAGCCTTGCGAGAGATTGGGAAATTGGAGGCTCGTTTTGAAGTGCAGGAAACTGCACCTGAACCAGCGAAGAAGCCTGTTGCTGTGCAGTCTAAAGCGCCTGCTCCGATTAGTCCGCTTAAGGGAACTGGAAGTGCCGAGATTATAACTACTGATACAGATAAGTTAACTTACGCACAATACAAGGAACTTAGGAAAGCTAGACGGATTAGGTAAAACCTAATTTCTATTTAAGGAAACTGAGATGAGTAATAATTTATTAACTATCTCGAAGATCACCAACGAAGCGTTGATGGTCCTCGAAAACGAACTAACATTCACTTCTGAAGTTGACCGCAA